TAAGTTTAAATTTAAGGCCTTTGATAAAAGAAACAGAATAATCTTTAAGAGCAAGACCGCCTAAGACACTTGCGATAAATATTGAAATTTCAATATAATATTCTTCAATGTTCATTTCACATGAAGAACGCATTAATCACTAAAGAAGATAATAGTCCAATAACAATTCCAGCTATTTGCCACAATCTTTTATTGATAGTATTTATATCCGATTCAATAGAATCTAATCTACGAAAGTTTTCCTTCCATTTTTGTACACAAACTTTTTCATGCCTATCAAGGGCATTTGCTACTTGTTCAACAGTAGGCTTTTTAGTCGATTGTCTTGGTTTTGCTGTCGCTTTCTTTGGCATTTCCTATACCTCTAAGGCTTTCTAATAATGATTTAGATTTAAGATCAACCAATTGTTTTTTATCAGTAAATTCTCTTGCCATTGGTTCGATCTCAATACACCTTTGTTGTAAGGCTAGAAGATCATCAAACAAACTTCTTTGTTCGTCAGTCATATCTTCTTTGTTGTATTCCTCTACATCACCATTATCGTTTCTAACTTGTATATCTGACATATTATTCTCCTATTGTTTTTGTTTCTTGTGTTGGTGTTACTAATTCAGCTATTTGATTGCTTATGTTTGCTTTATATACTGTTACTTTAGCTTCACCCATAGCAGATTCTACCCATCCTGTTATTTGGTCATTGGTTAAATCAGCAAAAGGAGTAAAGCTAGATAAATCAGAAATATCTAAACCTATTGAACCATATACCGAAGCAGTTTGTGGATTGCCTTCGGCATCATTATTAGCATCATCAGTTCCTGTTAATTGCCAATGCACATTAAAAACAGTATCAGTAATATCATCAATAGTTTTTACATCTACAGTTTTACAATCCCAAGTATAATTTATTGCCATATTATCCCTCTAATGTTTCTATTCTTGATTTTAAATTATTTATGATGTCTTGTTGTTCTTGAATAGCTTTTACAAGTAATGGTGTTATTTTTCCATAATCAACCATTTGCATTTGTTCATCATCTTTATTACCTGAAACACCTTCAAGCCATCCTGCTTCTTGTACTTCATGTGCAATGAAACCTTCTGAAGATTCTCCTGTTTCTTTCCAGTTAAATTTAGAAGGTTTTAACTTATTTACTCTTTCTAAACCATTTACCATTGGCTGTATATTTTCTTTTAGTCTGTAATCCGAAGATGTATTAAAAGCTGTAGCAGTTGTAGAAGTTTGTATTGTACCTACTGTGCTACTTCCTCTGACAAATACCAAAGCATTATCTGTACCTGACGAGGTTCTTGTGTCATGTACTAAGATACCATTATCACCCGCACCATTTATTTTTAAACAAAATCTACTTGTACCAAGCTGTCCGCCACCTGTTTTATCAGTAGTATTAAGTAAAAGGTTACCAGACTCATCAATTCTAATAGCTTCAGAAGTGCCATTTCCAAATGCTAATGGCGATGCTTGATCTTGACCATCAATACTAAATAAGGTTGAAACTCTTGAAGAAGCACTAGCACCAAAAACATTATTTATAGTAATACCCCCTGCGTTATTAGTATCTGAACCAGCAATTCTCATTACATTTTCATTACCATTACTAGAAAGACTGCCATTCACATCTAATCTAAAAGTTGGAGTTAAAGTATTGATACCAACATTACCGCCATTTTCGATAACTACCAGACCATTTGTGCCTACAGTCGAACCTGTACCTATTACTAAATCATCAGCAGAATCATCTAAACCAATATAAAAATCTTGTGCATTACCATCAAAAACAATCTTAGTATCTTCTGCACCTGCATCACCAATAGTTAAAGTAGGTGTTGTGCCTTTAAGAACTAAATTGCTATTTGTTAAAGTTGCGACATCTACATTGCCAATTTTGAAATCTATCTGATCATCTGTATCTGCTGTTATAGATGTATCAGCATCAGCATCAAGAATAAGTTCTTGTCCATTAATATCTACTGTTCCTGTAGTGCTTAAATTACCATTTACTGTTAAAGCACCTGATGTTGCATTATCGGCAGTAATTGATAAAGGCAAAGTAATCCATGCGTTGTTTGCAGAATTTCTTAATTTTAATAAATTGTTTGAAGTATCAATCCACCATTCATAAGCAAATTTGGTAGATGGTTCTGATGAACCTGAATTGTTAGATACTATTGCATCTAAAGCATTATTTAAGTCTGCTCTAAAATTAGCACCTGATTGATTAGCTATATCATAATCGTGTTGAGCCATTAAAAACCTCTTGCTATATAGTCAAATGTTCTAGCGACAATTGTACCACTACTGTTCTTGAATGTAATTGTAAAACCTGTGCTAGACACACTTGTTATTTCATAAAAATCTCCACTTGCCATATTCTGTGCAGTAACAGCAATTTTTGGAGTAACTAAAAATCCTTGACCAAAAGTAACACCCAATGAACTTGTGCTTGATGTTAATTGTTGCGTATCAAATCTTTGAAACGCTTCTAAAGTTGCAGACAATGATGAGATATAAACCTGATGTGTGACATCGCCTGATGTGACTTGCAATCTAAATTTAAAAGCACGACCAAAATAATTTCCAATTCTGAAGTTTTGAAAATCGGAAAATGTTGGTGAGCCACTAGGATCATCATTGGTTGTTGCTATTTGCAATTGTACTTCTACATCATCATAAGTATTTGCATCAAAAGATTCATAACTATCAATATTTCCTGAACGAGTATCTATAAAATCTGATGTTGAATCTGTAGTAAAAGCAAATGCAGAAGTAAGTCTGTAAGAAGCAGGTGCAATACCTGTATCAATAACATTAGCAAAATCATAAGTACCTGCTAAATCTACACCACCTGCTGAATCTATAAATCCTACTTCATCAATCAATCCTAATGAATCAAATAAAGTATCTGCTTCTAGTTTTAATTTTTCATCTATGACAACCATATTTGCTTTAGTTCCAGCAAAAGATGGATTTTCTGTTCTTGTTAAAAATTGTGTTGATTGAAATAAATCAGGTGTAACTGTATTTACTACTGTTGTGGCAGTAGCAGATTTAATGCCAATTGAATCAACAGCTTTTATCAAATAAGTACCAACCAATAATGGTACTTCTGTTGAGTTTGCTATACCTGATACAGCTTCCCCTACTTGAGTAGATTGTTGCCATACTGCACCTGATGTAAGCGATGAATGTCTTATCTCATAAAAACCACCAATCTTGACATCTAAGTCTGTTGTAGGTGTCCAATTTAAACTTGCAGTATTACTATCTGCTCTCAAAAATAAATTACTGACATCTGATGGTACAGCAGTTAATCCATAGATTCTTTGGGTAGTTGATGAAAATTCTGATGCCACACCAACAGTATTTACTGCTCTTACTCTAAATTCATATAAAGCTGGTTCAATATCAAAGAATTCAAAATTAGTTCCTTGTGATGTTCCAGCACCTTGAAAAGATGCTTCAGTAGATTTTTTAAACTCAACATCATAATGATCTATGGTAACTCCTAAATCTTCCCATTCTGTATTTACTGATGTACCAAAAGTTAATATGGCTTTTGCTTTTACACCTGAACCTTGCGTAGTAGTAAACAATTCTTCTGTTACAGAATTAATTGCTGGTGTATTTACATCAGGCAAAGTTCCAAAGTTTTCTACCTCAAATATTTCTGTAGCAAAATCAGAATAAACTCCTAATCTGTTTTTTGCTCTAACAGCTACAAAGTATTGACCAGCTTCTAATTTATCAATAGTAAAACTTTCGGTGACACTTCTGCCTTCAAAATCATAACTAGCTTTATTTTCAAAGCGTACTGAATTTAATCTGTTGATGCCTATTTCATAAGATTCAACAGAAGATTTATTAGGTTGAGTCCAATTGATAGTAACCCTGTTAAATAATGTTGGTGGTATGGTAATTAATTCTTCAGAAGGTGTAGTTATTGTTGGTTTATCTACAGATGAAAAATTAGGTAAGTTAGTATTAGGCGACGTATCTTCTGCTTGAATCAAACCAAAATCATAAACATCATCATCGTATTCTCTTGCGGTAATATCTACTTCATCATTATTTTTTATAGCAAGTCTCATAATCTTAAACTTCTTGCCTTGATTAGAATTAAGCGTATTCCAACCTAAAGATTCTAATGAAATAAAAACTACATCACCTATTTCTGCTCTGAGTCCTTCAATTGTTGATGTAAATTTAAAAACCAATGACTGCCTAGATTGTTTCATGTTGATTGTAGAAATCATCTGTGACCTTTCCATTTGATCTGTAAAAGGTAGTTCAATTGCTCTTTCAAGACTCAAACCATTATCTTCTGTTTTAAATGTTGTGCTTTCCACAATGGCAAAATCTCCTTGCATATCTCTTTCTTTATTAAAAAAAGTTGCTCTGATTTTATTTGCTTTATATTCTTTACCACCTAAAGATAATTCAAAAGCACCAACAATATTATCTTCATCAAAACTTTGTACTGCTGTACCTGTATCATCAATTAATAATTTATATTTACCGCTCGAAAATATTAAAGAACCTCTACAAGATGTAAGCAGTTTTTCAATATTATCTAAGGCTTTATTATTGGTATTTAATATGCCATTACAGGTATATTTTTTTTGAGTTTTACCACCTACTGTAACTTCAGTATCACAAATATTTCTTGCAGTAGTAAATGATGTTGTATCAATTTGTGAACTTGGAACTGACCTACCATAAATGGTATTGGTTAAATAATCTTCTATACAGTCTGCTGGATTATTGCTAAAGACTTTATGAGTAGTTCCATCTGAAGTAGTGCTTCTGGTTTTTTTACCAACGACATCAAAATTTACTTGTGGTATTCCTGTACTACCGAATACTTCAGGTTCAAACTTAAATCTAACAACCGCATAAGCAACACCTTGCAATCTATCTGATGCTGTCCAAGTGCCATTGGTTTCTGATATTAAATCTTGATCTGCTGTTTGTGTTGTCGTGCCATTGTATATTTCATATTTGACTATTCCTTCATATTTTGGTTTTTGAATATTCTCAGTAGGAAAGTAAGTTATTTGACCACCTTCGGCTTCATTTAAATTAATTAATGAAGTTAAAGAAGTATCATATAAATCAGGTGTGGTATTTACTTTGTCATTGTTTAAATAGACTTGACTAACCCCTTGAATCTCGCCTTCGGCGATTGCATAAACCACATGAAGAAATTCATTATCATCTCCTGATACATGATAAAAAATTGGTGTGCCACCTACTCTTCTTTCTCCATAAATTACAGGTAAAGGATTGGTTGAACCTTGTTGATTGGATAAAGCTGAACGTGCTTGTGCAGACATATTATCAGGAAAGTCTTGATTAATAGCACCTAACAATTGACTACCAACGTAAGCACCAGCGACAACTGTTGCAACACCAATAGCAATTACTGCACCAGCAGTAAGCGGTATGATTGATATGCCTGTAACAGTGGCAAAACCAGCTACTACTGATGTACCAATACTAGCAAAAACAGGTGCTAATGCTGGTAAAGCAAAAACACTACCTGTAAAAAATAAAGCTGTTATAAAAAATATTATGTTTCTAATTTTCATTGTTAAATCTATATGCAGAATCAAAATCGTTAAAATCAGATATTGGCAATATTGCTGTACCTATTTGTTCATCTACAGATGCCATTTTACTACCAATGCAAATATGACATGAATCCCAATTTTCATTATGTTTTACTAATATATCGCCAAATACAGCTTTTGTTGGATGATACTCTGTCATGCCTAATTCTAAACACCTGCCTGATATTCTTTGAGCAAATTCTTTTTGAAATTCAATTGCACCTTCCTTAGTAGAATATTTTTGATAAATTATTTTTAGTAAATCTGTACCTAATACCTTATCAAAGTATTCAACAATGAACGTATTACAATCATTAGTTCCCCATGCAAAAGGCTCTTTTAATTTAGCTTCTATGTATTTATTTGCTTTTAATTTATCTATCATCGTATTTCTGTTGGTAGATTTATTCTGCTTCCTGATGAACCATAATTAACTGTTGATGTTGCTTTTACAGGTCTTTCTAAAACACTATCACCACCACCACCAAATTCTGTAGTTGTAGCACTTTCAGATAGAGTGATTGTAAAATAATCTGCATTAGAAGCATCAACTACAGTATGTGATTTATTTAATAAACTACGATCTAAACCACCGACATCATCTAAACCTTCTAAAGTTATTGTGTCGCTGTTTGCTAAACCATGACTTCTATAATGTACCTTTACAGTAGCAGAAGAAGCTGTGGTTTCTATTGGATTCGTTCTAATAATAAAACCATCTAAACGAACTGCATCGCTACCACCTCTTGCGGTACTTGTTGCTGTTGTCGAAACAACAACTGTAACTGTGTTTGCTGTTATAGCTGTAACAGTATGTGCTTTATTTATATCTGAAGTTGGCACACCGCCAACTGCTGTTGCACCTGAAATAGTGATTGAATCACTTACAGCAATATTATGTTCTGCAAAATCTATTACTAAAGATGTTGAACCTGATGTAGTTTTTAAAGCATTAGCTAGAACAATATTTTTTTGTGTAACTGCAACTGTAAGTGTATCTGTAGTTCTTGCTGTTATATTGTGATCTAAAGAAAGAATCCTGCTTTCAATACCGCCAACAGATGTTGTTTCTAAATTAAAAGAAACTGCCTCTCCTGTTTTAGCAAAGTTATCCGCATTGACTGTGATTAAATTAGAGCCTGATGTAGTTTGTATCAATACAGGTGTAACCAATTCATCATCAACTGTGACTTCACTACCGCCAAACTTTCCTGATTTTACAGATGTTACTGTATTTGGAACTGCAATTGTAAAACCAAAGCCATCAGAATCTATTGAAGTTATTGCATGAGTTCCAGCACCTTCTGAAAAATTGATAGCAGAACTTAAAATAAATTCACCATCATCAAATGTCTTGGATTCAAAACCATTTATCTTAACTTGTTGTCCTACAGAAAAATTACTTGTGCTTCTATTTGCATAATTGATGTGTATTCTTACTGAGCCTGATTGCAAAGTAAGAGATGGATTGGTTGGTTTTATTTCTCTAAAAATACTTTTTTGTGCTGGTGAAGTATTATTGATTGGTGATGTTGTAGAACCTTGTGTTGATACACTAGAACTACCACCACCTGATGCAGTAGCACCTTCGGTCATTCCCCAATTCAATTCTTTAACTACAACTGAACTAAATCTAAAGCCTGTATCTCCTGAAAAAAAACTTTGCTGAGATTCATTATTTGTAAATCTTGTGTTGATTCTATCAAAGTCCACAAATAATGAACTTGCTTGTACTGCTATTGTGCTTGTTCCAGCATCTACATCTTCTTTAATTACAGGATTATTTAATCTGCCATCAAATATCAATAAAGGATCAGAAACCAAAGCATCGCTACTATCTAAAAATGCCTTATAAATTTGTACTGTTCTGTCTAAATAACCACCTGTCAAAAATAAATTTATATATGTTGTATCAACTCCTGATAAAGAAATACTTATGGTTTCAATATTTGCTTCATTGGTTTCAACAATATCTGAAAAAGCTAGAAAACTACCTGTTGGTGTATAAGTATTTGAATCGTAAGTTACAGGAATATAAGCATCAGATAAAAAATAACTGACATCATCAAAAGATAATTTTAATAAATGAAAAGGTTTGTTTGCAGATTTAACAATCTCTGTTTGAAATGCACCTGTGCTTCCTCTATCCATCTCATTAAAATATTTCTACCAATGACATACTAAAACCATATAAAGCACTAACATCAGTATTAAATTGCGTAATATCATCACCAAAAGAAACTGTAAAAGGCACTGATGCAAAAGTTATGGTTTCATCATTAGCAACTGCATTTAAAAGATTAGGTGCAAAATTTAAGGTAGCGTGACTTGTACCATCTGCATCCATATCAGCAGTAGCCATATATACTTTTGAATGACCACTAAATTTAAAGAAATCACCAGCTTTTATAATACCTGATTCTGAAGCTGTAAGACCATCTATAATCGCTGAATTTGCACCAACTGACACCGCACCATCAACTACAGGAGATTCGGTTGTATCGCCTTGCGATGTGCTTATTACAGGCGGTACATAAGTAAAGGTTTCAAACTGACCTTGTTGCTTCATAGCAAAAGCGTAGATAGGTGCAAACTCTGATCTAGTCATTGGTGGAAATTGCACTTCCAACAACCATCTTTGACCACCTCTTCTTCTAACCTGCCTTTTTAAATTTTGTGTAACAGAAACTAAAGTAGGCTCTATAGATTTTATGTTTACGCTACTTGCTGAAGGTGATGTTGGGAAACTGCCACTCATGTTACAAAACCTCTTCTACCTCGCTTATTAAATTCACTTTCTATTATTGCAGATATAGTAGGTGCATTTTCTGTTATTGCAGATAAAGTATCTTTTGAATCGAAGGCTTGAATATTATAAGTAATATTTACAGGCATACCACCTGATCCCATGCCACCACCTAATCTATTGTTTGGTACGATTGTTCCTGTTTTGTTTGGTACAAATAGTTCTGCACCAGCTTCACCAACTAAATAAGGTCTGTTAGCTGTTACAGTACCACCTCTTTCTTTTTTGCCTAGTCCCCCAAGAAAAGAAGTAAAACCACCTGTGATTTTATCAATAATTAATTTTCTGATTGCTATTCTTAATAACTCTTTAATAACAAAATTTGCAAAATCTTTAAAAGCAAATTTACCTGACATCAAACCATCAACTAAAGTATCTTCAAATTTTTTCATTGAAGTAACCATAGTATCGCCAATCAATTTTCCTGTTGTGCCTATACCATCTTTAAATGTTTGTAATGGTGCTTGTGCATTTTGTGCAAATTCTTGTAATCTTTTTTCAAACTCTGAAACTTGTTGTATTGGTCCGACAAAAGAATTTTTTATATCTTCATCAAGACCTTGTTGAAATAAATCTCTTATATTGTTGATAGTTTTAACAGTATCAGTTAAGAAAGTATTTTCTGCTGGTGGTTGTGCTAAAGATGCAAAAAGTCTATCTGCTTCTGCTGAAAGTTCTTTTGCTCTTTCTGTTGATCCAACCAAACCAAAAGATAAAGAATCTGCAAGTTCATGTCCAATGGCACTTAGCTTTAAAAAATTTACTTGTACTCCTTTGATAATATTTCCAAGACCGCCAAAAGCATTTGTTATACCGCTTATGAAAGCATCTGTAGCAACAGATACAGTTCCTAATGCTGTTAAGAAATCAACAACAAACTGTCTTGTGAAAGTTTGTAAATTTTTATCATCAAAAAATTCTTCAAAACCTTTAGCCATATCTTCTAAGACAGGAAGAAAAGAAGTTGTAATGGTATCTCTAATAACTCTAAATCTAAATCCAAGCCTTGATAGTCTGTCGTTAAAAGATTCTGCACTTGTAATGGCTTGTGTTTTTATAATTAAGCCAAGTGTCTTGTTTTTTTCTATATATTCATCAAATGCCTTACCACCCATCATTAAAGTATTGGTAAGTTCTTGACCTGCTCTACCAAATAACAAAGCTAAATCTGCATTTCTTAAAAAGACATTTTGGCTTTGCATCAAGCCTGTCATAGTGTCTTTTAAAACTTCATTAAAATCTCTTTCATTGCCACCAGCATCAAGCAAGGCAACATTGTATCTGTCAAAAATATCTGTGTAAGTTTTTAACCCCTTACGACCTTCACCAACCATCTTGGCAAACTTTTGTAAGGCTTTGTTTGCAGTTTCAATCGAAGCACCTGATTGAATAGCAGATAATTGAAAAGATTGTATTACATCGGTTGATGCACCTGTCCGAGTGGCTATTTTTCCTATGACATCAAGATAATCAAAGGATTTTTTTGTAATAACTGCTAATGCACCAGCTAAAGCACCAATCCCAGCAGTCAGGACACCAAAGGCTTTTAATGCTTTGCCAACTTCGTTTTTTATTCCATTAAGACCTCTAGTAACTGATTTGAAAACACCTTTGGTTTTATTAACCGCAGAAATTACAATATTTAATTTACCTAAGTTACCCATTGTTTTCCATTTTACTATTCATTTCTTCTAAATATGCCAACCAATAAATAAATTCATCTACTGTCATGCTCTTTTGCAATTGTTCAACTGTCATGCCGAGCCTGTCCGCAAGAGCAAACATAGCAAATAAGTCAGAATCGGCTTTTACTTTTCCTGTGCTGTTTCAGATGTAACGCTACCTAAAATTTCAGATGCAACATTAGACAAAACTTCCACATCAGCTTTTGTCATAAGACTATCCTTATCAGCTAATGTAAAAAGTTTGTTCCCATCTGCATCAAGACTTTTGGTGATGATAGCGTAAACCATGACTTCTAAATCACCGCCATTTGCCATTTTGTAGAGTTTTTTAGACTCTTGTAATGTCAATGGTTTTGTAAAAATTTCTAAAGGTTGATCTTCTGTTCCCCATTCTTTGACTTCAATTTTTTTAATTTCTTGACTATCAAAGTGAGCAACGACATTATCAATCGCTTTAGTCATTATGAGTAAGTACCAATAGCCAATGCACCTGTACCTTGAAATGCAATAGTCATTTCAACAAGTCCATCATGTGCAGCAGTTCTAGTAACATCAGTTACGATAGCTGTGCCTGACAATTTGTATGCACCACTTGCTGTTCCTTCAGGTGCTAAATTCATAGTGAATGAAGAACCTATAGTCAAAGAAACTTGACCTGAAGTATCAGTATCATCAAAAAATACATCTACTGAACCTGAAAATTCAGTCAAAGTAGCTTCAAATGTTTTTGCTGAGTCACCCATTGAAGTAGATTCTGTAGTATCGCCTGTTTGCGTGATACTGTAAGACCTAACTTCTGCCAAAGCATTACTGCCTGTTTGAACTACACCAGCTTTACCTGTTAATGTTGCCATTATTAATCCTCTTTAGATTTTGTTTTAATTTTAGATTCTCCTTCAAGAATCCACCCATTTTGTTTTAGATTTTCTACTTCTGAATCAAAAACAGTAATTTTGCTTTTGCCATCAGGAGAAACCATTACATTTTTATCCATAATAAAAACCTCTATAAAGCGACATCTGCTGCCACTTCTGTAGTTTGATAACCTATATTATATACCATAGTCATAACAGCAATAGGTTGTTCGCCCTCGCCATTATAATTTATTTCAGTTGAGTCTAGGAAAGAATCTCTAGCTAAACTGTTGTGAGTTACATCTGCACCCATAGCCGCTTCAACTTCTTTAGCAATCGTATCAATTGTATCGTCAAAGTTTGTATTAGCTTTTACATACGCTTCAACCACTAGAGATAGATTCCTTTGCATTGTTCTACTTGAACCCATTTCTAGTAATTCTGAATCTTCAGAT